GAAGACAGATATATTATGGGCACCGCCCTGCATCAAAACATAAGCGTCCTCGGTCGTGTCTCCAGTCGCGAATCCCTCCCACCCGCCGTTGCCAGAGCCAGCGTGACCCGAAATGAGCACCCCGGCGCCAGAGATTCCAACGGATATTTGCGTCTGGGACGAGAGTGTCCCCCCTGTACCGTAGGCGAAAAACATCACCACCGCTGGCTGAAACCCAACCCCCGTCACCGCATGATCAGCAGCACTGGATATTGTCATCGAGCCTACAACAGGCGTGGTTGATGTCGGGGTCGGTATCGCCTCTAGCGCAGCAACTCTGGCGTTAAAGCCGTTTAACAGCGCCTGTGTGACAGACATGCCGCTGTCAAACCCATTAGGAAACGTCTGCGCTATTGCCTTCTTAATCGCCCTCAGATGGTCGTCAGCCTGTGAAGCTGGATCAGCCGCCGGGGGCTGGGTTGGGTCTAGGTCGGCTAAGTGCTCTGCTGGATCTAACGACATATCATTTCCACGCCGTCCATGTGATTGTGCTGGCAGGGGTGCTACCCGATTGCGTCAGGGTAAAGCCGGTAGCCGTAAAGGATGTGTATACAATCGTTGCAGATGACCCGTAGGCGTCTACCTGGGCGACTCTGTCAGTGTATATCGAGTTACCGACAGTCATAACACCCGGCGTGGCGTTGTAGATGATCTTGTGCGTGTGGCAGTGGTGATTCGTTCCATCAGTAAACCCGAACGACATTGTCGCTTGGGAATTCGCCCCAGAACCCTCCTTCCCGGCCATCACCATCAGCAACGATGGCTGAAACGATAGAGTGCTCACGGTAAGAACCCCGGCACCAGTCAGTGTGTCGCGACCGGACGCCATTGGTGTGGTCGTTAGCGTTGAAGCCTCTAGCGCGGCTATCCTCGCCTCTATCGCGTTAATCACGGTAGGCCCGGCAGTTACCGCCCCAGTTATTCCAGGGAGCGTCTGCTTCATGGATCGCTTAATGGCTCGAACGTGACTAGCTGCGTTCGCAACCAGGTCGTTGTACGCAGGGTCGTTGGGGTTTAACCCGTCAATATAATTTGCGTTATTTAATCCCATTACTGAAACGCCAGGTACATGACTCTGGCCCCCGAACCAAATTTAGCAAATGACAGGTCGAACCCGTCTGATCCCACGTTACCTATGACGACCTCTGTCGTGGTTAACCCCCCCAAAGCCGTAGCGAAAGCCGTAGCGATAAACATATCGACTAAGGTGGTGGTCGTGCTCAACGTGTCTGCCACGCCAAGAGCATCCACCGAGAGCAATTTGTCATCATCAGACGCTGACCAACTAGTAACGCCAAGCGTGTGCCAACTACTCGTTATGTTTGACCAATAATCAACGCAGTAAGCCACAATGTGATTTGGCTGGAACCCCAACCCGGTCACAGAGTAAGTTTGATTCGCGCTCATCGTGACCATGCCAGACTTCGGGCTTGCCAGTGTCGTTGGTTGCGCCTCAAGGGATGTCAGCCTCGCGTCCCAGGAATCTATTTCAGAACTGGTCGCGGTGACCGGGCCGCTGTAAGTATCCCCCAGCGATCCAGGGAACGTAGCCGTGACAAAACTCTTCACCAGCCTGATGTGATCATCCAACTGAGTCGCAGGGTCGCTGTCAGGAGGATTCGTGATCACAAAATCACTAATGTATGTGCCGGTCTCAAGTCCCATTAGTACACGCTCGATACGGTTAGGTTAGAGCCTGAATATTCCTCGTCAAAGTTACGCTCACTGATCGTGTTCATGGTGTCATCAAGCAACCCCTTCCAGGTGCCGATACGGTCATCCTCATTGAGGAATGGCGCCGCCATTAGCAGAGACCCCCAGAGATACAGGTCAGGGTAAGCCGTCAGGACCAGGTTGGTCGCGGTGTCGTCAGTAACGTCACTCGATAGGTCTGCGTAGTAGTAGAGGTTTATCGAGTAGGCAGCATCAGCAGGAGGATGGAACAGCCACTGGGTCTGTATCCTCGCGAAGGCGTTAGGCTCTCCAACCGCGGGTCGGTCATTCAACCGGGTCCGAAGATCCCTCTCGGTGATGCTCTCCAGGGGAGTGTCGTTTACCAGCAGATATCGCAAGGACTCATAGTTAGCCGGTACCGTGTACGCGTTTCCCGAGATAGTGCCAGCAATCTGCGCCTCATTCTCTCGGCACTGTAGCACCCTGAACAGACGCTTCTGCGCCATGCTGATAAAGTTAGGTATCTGCGCCGTGAGGTCGGTCCTGTCGTACAGGTACGCGCCTATTTCTGTCTTTAAAGTGCCAATGTCTGAAACGATAGCCATCGTGTTACCTCGGCATTAATATTTGTGATGCCTTCTTTTTTGGCGCAAGCAACTTAGGCGCCTCTGAGCGCATCCACTTGAGAAACTTTTCCTTGGCGAAGTCTTCATTCCTGGCGTACTGATCCCAGGTGTAGTGATTCTTTTTGAGCCAATCTGACAGCACCAGTTTTGGGATGGATCCAATGTAGGACCACTCATTCTGGTTCCCAGACTTGGGCGCAGAGTTAACCTTATCATTCAGGAATCTAACGTGGTCAAGTGTCGGCGCAGTCTCTTGCCGCTCAACCCTGTAATTTTTACCGTCCTCAGTCGCGAAACCACGACAGTAATCCCCAACAGATTTAGTGAGCCGAACTTCCATACATACTCCAACAAATTAAAAAAGGGGGCGTTTCCACCCCCTCAGTTTGGCTTACGTTAAGCCAGTCGGGATCGCGTCTACCATCGCATGCGCCTTGGTGTTCAAGACAGCGAAGGTTGATTCACGAATTATCTGACGATTCTCAGCATCGCCGGTCTTGGCGGTTGGGTAATCAACCGTAGGCCGCAGCACTGGTGTCGCGAGATAATCGAAGTCCAACAACAGGTAGCAGTTCGTCGTAACGTCCTGGTTTCTGTCGAGAACTACATCCAACTCTCCGTAGTAACTTACATAAAGGTCAATGACATTCATGAAAGTCTTCTCGTTACGCAGATCACGCGTCCTACCACTCTGGTAAGCGAATGAACTGATGTAACCAGCGGTAGCCGGATTCGTAAACAGGTAGGATGGGTTACCACCCGCCTCATACGTTGCCAGGTGAGCGTCAAGCAAACACTGCTCAAGCTGCGCCACTGTTGTGATAGCCACACCACCAACCAAACGGTTAGCAGTAGCGTACTTGATCACACTAGCGTCAAGCTGACTCTGTAGTGACGCCATCTTACGAGCGACACCAACAGCACCAGCAGCAGCAACCTGACGAGCACCGCCTGGTGCGCCGACAATCGCCATCTCTTCGTCGTTAGCCATCTCGCCATAACGAAGTTCAAGCTGGTAGGCCATTTCTGAATCTCTGCCGTACTTATCTACGGTTTCGAGTGTCCCAGTAATTTGAGCCGCTTTTGTCATTATCTGACAATAGTTTTGCAACTCAGTCACTGCAGCCGAACTGTCAGCAGGAGCGTCAGCCCCTTCCAATGCGGCGTTAACACCTGCCGCCTGCAGTACATCGCTGGTCCACTCGTGCAGCTTGCCTGTCGCACGAAGTGTGCGTGACATACTAGCAACGGGATTATCAACGGGTGAAATTACATAGATGCTATCTTCAACATCTTCCTTCTGTCTTAACTGTGTATACGTTCCGAAAGCCATGAGCTTTTATCTCCGATTTTGCCCACCTTCCCGTTCTCGTTGGAGTTTCTCTCTGAAGTAGTTAACAGAAGCGTTGCGGTCACCAGGTCTCTCCTGATGGTCTTGCTTCGCTGTCCTAAACTTCCCCTCGGAGCTACGCCGTTGTACGTTGCGAGTCTGAGATTTAGTGCGCGAACTTTTCTTACGAATATTCTGGAGCCTCTTTGGATCTCGACTAGCGAAGTCTTTATAAATCAGCCGAATTATTCGGTGATCAGTGATGTCGCTAAACTCGTCCGAAGTCAGTTCCAGTTCCTTGGTCGCATGTTCTGCCAACTGCCCGTATAGCTCATTGCCCCAACCCGGTATCGTCCCTTTCAGGATATCTCTCGATAGTTCAGCCTCGCTGGTCTTCTGCCGTTCAAGCATCTCTGATGCCTGGCTAACGAATCCCTGATGCTGCCCCAATGCCTTGTCTTTTAACGCCACCGCTTGCCGATACTCAGAAACTCTCTGTTGGTATTGGGCCGGATCTAATGTCTGCTGAAGTTGTTGCCAGTTTACGTTTGACCAACGAGACAGGTACTGCTCTGCGTTGTTCACGTATGTCTGGAGAACCCCAGAATTCAATGCTGCGTCTGATTCAAGTTGCTTACGTTGTTGTGCTAGGACTTGCGTTTTTCGGGTGTAATCTCCCTGCATCTCACTTCGCAGGTTCTCGGCTTCTTCAGCCTGTGCCTTCCAGTGTTCTGCGTCTTCACTCAGAACTTCTGCACCCTCGGCATCGTCGTCAAGGTCCACTTCTGTGTCGTCAAGTTGGTCGTCAGATACCTCGTCAACCGTCTGGTCTTCGGGGTCATCAACCAATTGAGAGTCAGGTTGGTGCGCGTCCTCGTCAGCTTGACCGAGTTCGACTGTTTCGGGGATTAGC